TACTCTTCAATTTGTGGAGCAGTAACTTCACCACCTTTTACGTTTGCGATTGCTGGACCAAGAGGATTATTTTTATCTTTTTTAATTCTTCTAATATGACGAATCTTTTGTGGATCTACATATCTTAATTCTTTAATACCGTCTTCTGGTTTTTTGAAATCAATTACCTTATGATAGTAAATACGTCCATCAACATACCAGTTTCTTAAAATCTCATGACACCTATCATCGAAGTGTAGTAGAGATTTGATATTTTTAAATTCTTCTCTAATAAGTTCTTTTAGTTTATCCGATGCAGGAACATTCTCCAGATCAATCTCAACAGGAGAATCATTCTGATCAGAAACGATCGCTTCGTTTATTACATCTTCAATAGCACCATCCACCTCAGGATGTAATGCCATTTCTCGATATCTTTTGATTAAGTCAAACTCAGACTTATATACACCTTCTATGTCAACATACTGCCCATAAAAACCGCTAGAAACATAATAATCCGAAGAATCTTCTTGATTCTCCGGCACAGGAGAGACGACGGACTTTTTAGATCCGTCGTCTTCCTTGAATTTAAAACCAAATAATTTAGGCATTAATTCTCAAATAGAACTCTTCGTTCTATTATTTATGTAGCTGCGGGTTCTTCTGTTCCGAGTTGAGTATCACCATTAGGATTCTGTGCATCCCACCACTGAACTTGTAAAGTTACAGTAAACTCTTCAATGATATCTGAAGAATCATAAGAAACTTCGATCTCACTGACATTTGTTGGGAAAACACCGTAGAATTCATACTGTTTTAGAACTGGAATAGAATCAGTTCCAGAAGCTCTACCTAGTTGCTTAACATGAGCCTGTCTCTGATAATCAACTGGATTAATAAGACCAGAGTTATCGTCATGCTTGTTGATTCCGTTCATCCACTTTTCAAAAGCAGTTCTGATTCTGAAATCAACATCGTTAACAACAGTAATAGTCCATGGATCGAAAGTACGATCTCCTGCGACCTTCAGAACTCTACCTCTAAAAGGAACTGGAATTTCTGCAACGTTGGATGCAGGAAGTTGTGCAGCCTTGCACATGAATCTAGTGATTTCATTGACACCTGCTGCACTGTCTCCCTCAGGAGTTGCAAAAGTAGGGAATACAATATCACATTCAAACAGATTAGGGCGAGCGCCGCCCCCAATCAGTCTTGATTTAAAATCCTCTAATGTTCTTTCTGAAAATTTTGGTGAATTGGCCATTGAACGTTACCTGTAGAATAGGGTTATAAGATAAGAAAAATGTAATTAGACGGATCCAACAACTTCTTCAAAGCTAATTCCAGTTCGGTTAGCAACGAAGGTGAGACCAATGAAGTTGATTGATCTTGCAGGTTTAACGAAAATGTCAGCCCTAAACTGATTTGCGTCAATAACATCTGGAGTGTTATTTGACTCGTCGCAGACAACGAGGAATTCAGTGATACCTCTCTTTGCTTTAACATCGCGGAGATATGGTTCAACGATATTAACAAAATTGGATCTTGTTAGTGCATCATTGAATTCAAAGAGTTGAGATCTTGCTGCTCTCTGGATGGTATCTTCAATGGTAAGGAAGAGACGGCGAACGTTGATTCTATCAAATGCAGAAGCATAAGAAAGACCAGTCTTGTCACCGAAAAGGATAATTCCTTGACCAGGGGAGAAGATAACGGGGTTGATTCTCTTAGGATAGAGAAGATCTCTCTGCCCTTGGGTTGGGTTATATGCAAGTTTAATTGCATTGTTAATAACACCTCTCTGAGCACCAGCTGGAGAGAACCATGGATAGTTATTGATGGAAGTTCTTGCCATCAAACCAGCAACGTCAGCATTTAGTGGAACATATCTGAACTGATTGTTAAATCTGTCAAACATGTACTTATAACCACTATCAAATACGGCATAAGAACTTGACGTAACAGAATCAAAGAAGTTAATGATGTTGCTTGTTTGAGTATCTGGGTTTGTTACGTTAACAACTCCTGCTCTGTGTGGGGAGATGCAAGCGACACAATCCTTTCTACCTTCTGCAATTGCAATTAGTTTGTTTGCTTTTGCTTGTGATTCAAACAGAGTATCACCACCACTTGGTCCTTGAATAAGGAAGTTTACATCATATTCTGCAGGATTTTCTAGAATTGAATAACTAGAAATTACGTTTGCAAGTGTTGGAGCGAATCCATTAGTTGCACCGTAGTCTGCACCGTTGCCAAGAGTATATGTCTTATTACCAATAAGACCGAAGGTAATTCCACTTGCCTCTTGACCCCATGCAATATCACCACCACTAGCGAGGACGTATCCACCTAGAGTTGTGAATTCTGGTGCTGATAGAGAATCTGTTGTTCCTGCAAAGAGATAGTTTGAATTATTCTCAATGTAGTTCTTGTAGTAGATGTTCTCACTTGGAGTGATTCTTGCGTCAGTAGCCTTAGAAAGGTTTGTGAACTTCTCAAGAATATTTCCAGAAACACCACTTACAGATCCATTGTCATCAACAACGACAACGTGTACTTCATCATTTTTACCACTTCTAGAATCGGCGTACTGTGAAGTGCCTGGTCTAGGTGCGATGTTCTTCCAATAAACTGTAGAATTATCTAATCCTAAAGTTTGTTGATCGTACCAGTCAGTTACTGGGTTTGCTGCAGCAGTTGGAAGTAAACCTTCGCCATTGTCATCAGTAGATTCGTTAGAATCTCTAGTATAAGTAACGACTAAAGTTGTAGCTGCGAGTGCAACTGGTGATGCAGTATCAACGATAATTCCACCAGTTGTGAATCCAACAACTCTTGCAGAGAAAGTTCCGTTCAGGGATCTAATTAGGTCTCCTGGGAAAGTTACGGTAGCTTCTTTGATTCTGGTTTGAATGTCAGGGTCACTTGTGGTAATGACAGTTGTACCAAGTCCGACACTAGCGTTATTTTCAATTCTGAACTTCTCAAGAGAAGTTGCAGTACCAACACTGTTAAATGCTTGCCAGTAAGTACTGGTTTCTAGTTCTACCTGAGCAAATATTCTATTAAGTCCAGAGTCTGCATAATCGATTGCACTGGTTACTCCAGTAGCATTATCGGTTCTGCTGAGCATCTTGACATCGACAGATCCTTTATTGACCTGAGTAATGATGCCCTTTGTATAACCACTGAATGACTTTACAGTTCCATCTTTTGGATCTGCATAGTTTGTTGTGAATCCGCAGGTAAGTCCCATTCCAACAGATAGACCAAAAGTACCAATAGAAACTCTTTGGTCAGCAGCTGCGTCGATGGTGCAAACTTTAAGGTTGTTTGCCCAGGATCCAGCTTCTCTTGAAGCATAATACCAATCTGAAGCAGATGAATATAGATTAGCGTAATCTTCTTGTGACTTGATCTTTAGGGAAAGAACTGTTCCAGCAACACCAGTGTGTGCGTTGACTAGGTTATCGTCATCTGTTCTGATGACTCTTAGTGTTCCACCATAAGAAAGATAGGAAGATGCACTCATCCAATATTCATATTGACCATCGGTATTTTGTGGTTTACCGAAGGTGTTTAAGAGGTCTTGTTCTGTTTCCACCAGTACAGGTTCTCCGATTGGACCTCTGGCAAAAGGACCTGCAATTGCTCCCACCTGATCGTTTACTGCATCAATTCTGCCTACAGTAAGATCAACTTCTCTAACTTTTACGCCTGGTGATACTAAGTTTAGCGACATGTCTTTCCCCTCTAAAGAAGATTCATATGACTGAAACTATTTAGAAATTTGGATGCTTCAAATGGGGAAACAGTGCATGAACACCCTACCAATCAGGATACTCCCAGTAAACTTGTTTATTTTTAGTTCTTGATATTTTAATTCTTTTTACTGTACACTCTTTACACTCATAAGAATATGCAGACGGTAGAGTACCTCGATCTTTTCTTGTTAGATAAAAATCATTCAATAAATTTTTTGTTTTGCCGCAAGATCTACACTTTCTTTCATTGAGAAACAAGTGTTCTAATTCAAATGACTCTTCAAAAGTCATTAGTGGTACTCCCACATATATGACATATCACCATATTCATCTGTCTTCCATATTGTTCCATCATTTTCTACGATAGTTCCTTCATCATCCAAACCATCGCTGATAAATCCAAATGGTGCCATGTCAGCTTCGATTTGATCTCTTTGGTCTTCATATATTTTTTTACGAACATCGTTGTCCGTCATTTCTTTGAAGTAGTCCTGTTGGACTAACCATGCAAATATAACAAG